TGGTAACCACTACATCAATCTTCTTTGCGGCAATTTCCGCTTTCAGACGATTAAATTCTTTTCTATCTGGGTCTGCCCCTGATGCCTCTTCAAAGAATATCTGCAAATTCCATTCACACTTTCCAAATTCTTCTTCCAGACATTTCATAACATCTTTTAGGTATTGTTCATAGTCTCTGTCACGATGATTGACTCTGCAGTAAAAAGCCACATTATTCAATCTGTTTTCCTTTATCATAATAAATAAGAACTCCTTTCGTTTTTGGTAGTCTATAAATCACTCTAAACCACTGTAAAGTCAAGCATTTCTGCTGTTTCCACACTATCTTTTTCCCTCAATCCAAACTTGTCCAAAATGAAAAAAATACGGCTGACAGCCATTACAGACCATCAGCCTTATCTTTATTTCAGGAGTTCATTTACCCTTTTCTGTACTGCGGAATAATCATATCCGGCAGCACTGATCCTGTTCTTACGCTCTGTTCCGTTTCCCCAGTCACCATGAATGACTTCCCTTGCGATCTCATCCACGGATTTCTTGGATGGGGAGAGTTTCTTATTCACGATACTCTGAATTGCAGAATAATCGTATCCGGCCTGGGAAAGCCGTTTCTGTCTTTCAGTGCCGTTGCCCCACTTTCCGGCAATCACCTCGGCTGCGATCTCCTCATTGGATTTCTTCGCCGGGGTGATTGTACTGCTGCTGCCCTTGGCATAACCATTCAGTCCGGCCGCCTTGATCTTTGCAGGAAAATCCACATAACAGTAATCCTGATCACAGGACTGCCTGTTAATCTTGTTGCTTCGGATAAGGTTTGTCTCCCCGCCGAACTGCCAGATCTGTGTCTCTGCACCGCTTGCTGGGGCCGGCTTGCTCTTACCCCATCTTGCAACCCAGTGGCTGTAACGGGTAAGCTCTCCGTCATTCATCTCACTGTTGAAGAATGACTCGGACGAATAAATACCGGTCCAGTATCCGGCTGCTTCCACTGCAGAGCAGAATGCCTTTACGATCTGTGTCAGTGTGTTCCTGTCATTCTTTGTGATCATGCTGCCTTCCACGTCATAAAAGACAGGATACTCGTATCTCTTTCCCTTAAGCAGGGAAAGAAAATATTCTGCCTCTTTCTTGGCATCTGCAACGCTTCTGGCATTTCCGTAGAAATATGCCCCCTTTGGAAGCCCGCATTCCTCACATTTCTTATAGTTCGCTTCAAACTGGCTGTCCTTATAAAGTCCGGCATCAGCACCTCCGGCTTTGATGATTGCGAACTCCACACCTTCCTTACTCTTAGCCCTTGCAAAGTCAAAACTGCCCTGCCAATGGCTTACATCGATTCCAAATTTCTGACTCATAATATGATCCTCCAATTCTCTGTAATAAAAGAGGGAAGGTGCTACCCTTCCCCGTTGTCTTTGTCTTCTTCTGACCTGTCATGAAGCTGTTCCAGCACGGCTTTGATCTTTGCCGGAACAGGCAGTCCCAGATGGGACGCATTCTCCAGAAGGGAGATCCCTTCATTTGAGATGTAGAAGAAAATGGCTGCCGTCCTTAAAACGCTCCCCGTCCCGATGACATATACATCAAGAATGTTTGCGATGCCGACCATAAGGAAAATCAGCACTTTACGGCAGATTCCCTTAAATCCGACTGCACTGGACAGCTTCTGGTCGCTGATTGCACACATGACTCCCGTGATGTAGTCGATGACCACAAATGCGAGCAGTGCAAAGAGCAGACCGTCACACCCTCCCAGAAAGTATCCAAGCCATCCTCCGACTGCCGTGAATACAAACTGTACTGCGTTCCAGAATTCCTTCATTGTCTTGTCCTCCTTTGATTTTTTGTATAAAAAAAGCAGCTACCCGCAATGGATAACTGCCTGATTCCGAAAAGTATTTTATTGTTCCTGTAAAATATAAGTGATCTTCATCGTCTTATCTGCCGTCTTGGTAACGGGTGTATCAAGGTTATTGATGGTTGCCAGATAATTGCACATCATGTACCACCCGGACGTTGACCATGTGCCATAATCACAAAAATAGATGAGCGGTTCATTTCTTACGGGAGTCACGCTCATCGTATAACTGGAATTAAACAATGTCTGTGTCTCCGGCGGCATGATCTCATTCGTTGCCAGATCCGCAATCAGAAGCTGTTCATAACTGTATTCGTAATAAACCCTTCCGTTGATCACAAACTTCGGCACGCCATTGATGTTGGTCACATTGGTCCGCTTCAGCTTTACAACATTTGCCGGATTCGTGATCTGGATCTTATACACATCATACGGGGCATCATATCCCCTCAGCAGAAGATAGCCTTCGGTAACAAACATTCCCCAGTTTCCTTCCGTCCTAAGATATTTATCCGTGGTGTTTGTTATTTCATACTGCTTGATCTTCCAAGTGTCCACTTTTATTTCTGTTATAAGAAACTTGCCGTCCGGGGCAGTCCTGCTGTTGCTGCTCGTGCAGATATACAGGCAATCATTTGACGGATCATAATTATATGACCAGTAGCCTATCTGGAGTTCCGAGGACAGCTCCACCAGTTCGATTTCTTCGATAAGCGGTTTTGTGGTATAGATATTATCAAGAATGGATACCGTCTTTAAAAATGCACGTCTTTTCGTGATGTGGATATGGTTCTTATCCGCCACTTTGAAATAATATACACAGTCCTTTGCCCTGTCGATCAGGAATATCAGCTCTGTTTTTCCAATCGTCATGCCGGAATATCTGCTGCTTGTGCTTGCCCCAGTCCTGTCAGGGTACACATACTGAAGGTTGTCTTCCGCAATAGACTGCATCAGGAAATTCTCCCTGATCGGACTGGTATTTTTACTGCCGTATGATGTAAGACCGCCATTCCTGTGTGTAAGGCAGATACTGGCAATCGTGCCATTTGCCTGACTGGTAGCAAAATCATATACATATTTCACATACCTGTCTTTCAGGTTTACTTCCGATTCTGTCTGGTTGAATCCGCCACGGAAGGTATTCTTTGTGTTGTTCTGCATTCCATGTGAAGCACAGCCGACAAGGTTTGCATCTGCCGGAGGATAATATCCGTCTGCGTTCTCAGGTATCTCCCTGTCAAAGCACAGGATGCCTCCGAGCAGTTTTTCATAATACGGCACGAATTCATTTAAGAACCTGTTCGGTCTCTTAGAAAGTCCAAGCGGTTTCAATACATCCCTCAGTGCATTGGTGACCATATTGCTGTTCTGGTAGGTTTCCACCTCACCCGTATTTACATCAGTAAGTTCTATTCTTGTTGTTCCCTTGAGCATCGTCATCATCTCCATTTCTATAATTCATGATAAAGGATGTAAGCGTTGCATCGCCCGCAAGCCAGAAGCGGAAGGTTATTGTCTTTGCTTCTAGCAGTCCGGCATACAATTCGTCCAGATCCATTGTAAGAAAATCCGCCATCGGGGTTTCATCCGTAAAGGCCTCCCCGTCATAACTGTACTGTACCGTGATCTCTCCCTCATATTCTGCATTCAGTGCCTTGATTCCAAGGACTGTGCCGTCCGAAAGATCCGCCATGCATTCGATATACTGCTTTGGCGGTGTTCCCGTAATCACGGCATTCAGTGGAAATGCCCTGCTGTCACTCCAGCTTAATACGGAAGGAAGCGTCAGTCCTTTAATCAGGTCCCACTCCGGCATCTTTGCAAAACCATATTTCTTAAACAAAAGTGCATTGACTTCTGTTTCTTCCAGTCCGACAAGCACATCCGCTGTTTCTGACAGCTCCTCATTTATGATCTGGTTCTCCACCGTATACAGTTTTCCATCCCCGTCCTTTATCAGGAGTTTGAACGGGACCAACAGGTCAATTGGTGTGTACTTTACTTCAAAGGTATTGCTGTCCGCATAATACTGGAAAGTAATATCCGGGGACGCTGCATCCGGCTTTGTAAAAGTATAGTTCTTATCAGCACTAAAACTGAAACCGCCATCATAACACTGGGCAGGAACGGAAATCATATGAAGAGAAATATCCCCCGTGTCCCAGAACAGGAGGTCATACTTTAACTGGTAGTCCGACCCGGATGCATTGTAATGCGACCATCCTTCCCACCGTATTTTCAGGAAACGGTAATAACTGTATAAAGTCCCTTCTTCCCTGTAAAGCGACCGCATTCTGGTATCACGGTTATCCACTTTAATGTGCGTGGCATCACTTCCGATCCCCCAGTAGGAATCGCCATGTGCATAAATGTACAGCACGGCGTTCCCAAGGAATGTAAAAAAATCCGCACCGCTCACGGCAAGCGTACCGCCATCATAGCTGTTGCTGTCCTGTAACAGACAGGTCATGTTGGTAACACCGGCCGAAAAAATATCATTTATATTGTCATAGTTCATAACGTAAATTCCACTCCTTTCACTCCGTCAAAGCCGGATACATCAACCGTTGTCCTTTCCAAGAAACCTTCATCCACTTCATCCGTCACGGCTTCCTGCGTCTGTTCGGTTACTGCTTTCAGTTCAAATAACCCGTCTTCAACGGTAATGGTATCCGGGAACTTAACGGAAGTCTCTGCCGTGGTGATCACATACTGCGGACGGACTGCTGCGGTATAACCATTGACTTCCACTCCGTCCACCCTTGTGAAGTATGAAATATCGATCACAAGGTCTTCTGCATATCCGTGGTCGAGGGATTCCGGCCCCGACTTCTGTACATACCGTTTCCGCAGCATAAACCGTTCTTCCGTATTGACCGTGATATATCCGTTATACTTTGGATTTCCCCGCACGCTTGTAAGGACAAAGGTACGGAGGATCTCCGTGATCCATGCACGGTCCGTAAATGCATCCGCTTCATAGTTCTGATTGGCAATCGGAATGTTCCCGATTGTCTGTGTCAGTCCCTGCGTCTTTTTGGAAGGGAATGTTACAGATGCCATATCCTTAAACACATCAGCCACAAACGGTACATCCGTGATACTGATATATCCGATGTTTTCATTGATATTGATGCGTCCGTTCCAGTCTCCCAGTCCTGCTACAAGTCCCTGTCCGCTGATGGTTGCCCTGATCTGTGCCTCACCAATTTTTACACTCCCGGATGATATCTTCAGATACATGGAAAATGTATTGGAACTGTTCTCAATGACCTTTGATATCGGGAAAAACAATGTAACGATATGCTTCCCGTACAGACAGGTCTTGGCCGGCATGAATGTATCTATGGTCTCATTATTTATCTTGTAGACTATGGACAGCTCCGGCAGTTCCGTTTCTGCTGCCACGCCTTCTTCTGACTCTTCCCCGGTATCTGCTTCTTCCGGCTTTACCACCTCAAGAAGCATCTCGCACTGGAATGCTGCCGTGGTTTCTTCCGTTGCAGTAAAGTCAATATCCATTACATTCATAAGGGACTGCCCGATTTCAAACGGGGCAACATTGACAAAACTGTAAATAATGGTCTTTCCGCTTTCCACGGAATTGATAAGACCTGTAATATTCTTATCATTCTTGCTCTTGGCCGATGCAAGCATCGGATTCTTCCCGACACATTTCAGCGTCATTTTTCCGTTGATCTTACATTCGATGCTCGTAATGCAACTTATTTTTGTTTCGTCTGCATGCCCGC